TTTAAAAGATAATGTAAAATGACAATCTCTGTTCCTTGCAACTCTTCTTCGTAATGTCCGTAGACAAAATTCCATCTAGCGTCTGGTGATGGAAAATCTCCTATCTTCACTGATCTTCCGTAGACTGTTTTATTTAGTAGATACCACATAGTAAAAGTATCCCATGGCTTAACTGCTTCTGGATAAGGACTAGGATCCCAATCTGGTTCAATCTGTTTGAGATAATTCTCATACCACTGATCGAACAACATACAAACCATTTCTTTTTTTCTGTAAAGAAAAATTCCACAATGATAGACCATTTCATCTTGATCATTGAGTTTAGTTATTTTGGCATTATATGGTCTGTTTCTAGTGAAGATAATATCATTATCTCCTATAAAATCAAACACATTGCTTATATCTTCATGTTGAATGTGCGTATCACAATCAAGATAAAGAGTTAAATCATAAGGAGTTTGTGATAATGCCCACAATTTTGCTCTTACATTTGTGGGTATGCCAGTTATAACATTATCAAAAATTTCATCATCTTCATCTTCCACCCACTCTTCTTGAGTAAAGAGAGTTATCTTTGCTTCTGGATAAAAATCTAAAAGAGACTGGGCTGATTCTTTAGCGGCGTAATAATATTCTTTTCTGTGTGAAGCAACATAGATGTAACCATTGTCTGTACTACTTGACATTTGGTAATTCATCAAACAATAAAATAGTAGAATACGCTTGCACTTCTATCAAAGTTTTTGCTTTCCGAATTTTCTTTTTAATCTCTTTATTTTTAGATTCTTTTATTTCGGGGATAGCAAGTGCTTCTAATTTCATATTGAATAAAGTTTCTTGCTTTATTCTGCTTTTGTGAATTTCATGCTCTTGTAGATGACGATCTTTTCTCTTCTGTTCTTCTTCTGCCCAAACAGCAGTATTTTCATCTACCATCTCTTCGCCAATAGTTTCCATGATAGCATCATAGTCTTCATTGACATAACCTTCTTCTGCTGGTCCAGCGGTTACAGTACAATCAACATAGTCAGCACCGTCGGAAGTTTCTACCCAGATTTGACATCTGAGAGAACGAATAGACTTATCAATCCAGATTGGGTTTCGATATTTGGGAAGGTCTTCCATAATGTACTCCTCATAATAAAATAATCATATAATAACAGACTTTCAAGTCATTGTCAAGTAAAAATTAAGCAGTCCTTATGAATAATTGCTTAGTCTCTTGAGTACTACTAGAAGATTGTACAGTAGCACCAGTATAACTTCCAGTGAAAGATTGTGAGTATGTACCAGTAAAGTTACCCTGATAGTAACCTGTGTAATATCCAGTATATGATCCTGAATATGTGCCAGCGTATGCTCCGTTCAGATATCCACCAAAGAATCTATTATAATATCCAGTATATGATCCTGTGTAAGAACCAGCATAAGCACCAGCAAAGTTTTGTGAATATGTACCAGAAAAGTTACCAGTGTATGATCCTGAGTACGATACATCAGTTATATCTTTTAACTGATCAGTCATTGTAATACCCATCTGAACCCATGTACCCGTTGCACTTGGTGCGCCAGCGTTCAATAGATATTTACCAGGACCCTCACTCAGAATTCTATTTCTAAATCTATCAGTCATATCTCTGATTTCTGCATCAGTCATTTCTAGCAAATCGCCATCAGTATCTACTTTAAGAGGTCGATTTGTATCCGATGATGGTACTGTAGTAGCGGCAGTTTTCTGCCAAATTTTATATGCTACATCTGTTCCGTCTACTTGAGTTTCGGTGATAGTGTATCTTGTAGTCCATGTGCCTCCACTAGGAGTACCACTATTAAGATGATACTGACCAATAGTGTTTGCATCTTCTGTAACCATAGCGTTGATTACTTTATCTAGAATTTCAGAATCAATTTCTGCATCAGACGCTTCTTCCACACTTGAGCCATTCCATCTTACAGGTCTCGTTGATGTAGAAACACTCGCGGCGTCTGTTTTCTGTCCCATAGTATAGGTAGTATTAGTAGTTGCTCCGCCGGCTACATGCGTACCAACTGCTTCGTTTCTTTCTCTGTTTGTAAAAGTACCTATAGAGGTGTAACCAGATGCTAAAGATCCAGTTGTTGATATCAATTCCGCAGCCCCGGTGCCATCTGTATTATCAGCAAAATCTTTTGTAATAATATAGGCAATGTGATCTTTTATCTCTGCGTCTGTAAGTTCTTCTACGCCTTCCATTGTGGTAGCAGTAGCGGGAAACGCACTCGCTTTGAGAGTTAATGGACCTGCCATGTTATAATCCCCTTATTAGTTTACTAAAGTTCCACTAGAGTTATAAACTGCCAGTGCGCGGTGTTTCACCCAATCAGTTGCATCTTTACAGGTTAATGTCCAAGTAGTATATGCGGGTAATGTGACAGCCGCGTTGGCACTTCCACCATTAATAGTATCTGAACTTGCTGGATATAATTTACAATTAGTAGCAGTCGTATTTGCAACAACTACATGTAATCCTGCGGCTGCGGTCGGAAGAATAACACCTTCTGCCGCACCACCAACTGTGGTGATAATGTTTATCGTTTCTGTTAATGCTGTAGCATCACCCTGTGCAGAACCAGCAGATGATACTGCGGCAGTAATACCGTATTTCAAGTCTCCTAATAATGAAGCAGTTCCATTAACTGTGAAGTCTTGAACATTATTACCAGCAGAACCTACCGCTCTCCAAGCAGTTGAACTAGTACCAACATATTCTACACCATTTGCGGTAACAAGATCGACAGAAGCATTTGCTGATCCGCCATCTATTGTGCCACCAGTGTTTGGATAAACTTTAATCGTATTACCCGTTATGTTATATACATTGATAACCAGACCGGCGGCCGCTGTAGGTAATTTTATTCCCTGATTAGCACTTCCTGTCGATATGATATTGTAAGTTTTTGTGATTGCAGTTGCATCTCCCTGGACGGAGCCAGCCGCTGATACAGTCGCGGCAACACCTAAAGTCAAATTGCCAGTAGCCGTTAGGGTACCTGCGGCAATATTATCACCACTCTCATATTTGTCGTTATTAAGATTGGTGAAGTTATTATCGACTTCGGTATTAGTAAGAGGACTGCCCTTTGTTGATCTAAGTGTTATTGTAGCCATTTCTCTTCCTATTCAAATTTTTGAACTAATTGTTGTAAAACAGATTTAATTTCTGAAAATTCTTTCTTCAGACTATTTATATCGTTTGACATTTCATGAATCTGAATTGTTTGCCTTTTTTTGTTTTTATAAGCCTGCAATCCAGCCCTATCTACCGAAAGTAACGCACCCGTTTCATTATCTCTTTCATACTTATCTGTTTGATAACCACTCATATTTATGCCATCAACGCAATCGCTCTTAGTTCCTTAGCGACTGGTATATTAGATGTATTTGAAGATAGCATTACAATTTTAATTCCAAATCGCTTGTACTTCACAAAGTTTACTGTTCCTGTTGTAGCGGCTACAGTTGCGGCATTTCCAGCGTGTGCCCAAACACATGTGCCATCAGATATAGAACCGCCAGTTCCTGTTGGTCCACCTGAACCTGCACTAGTTCCTCCCGTTGAACATGTGTATAGTTTACCATTATCATTTGTTACTTGTTGACCAGTAGCAAAAACTGTGGATCCTGACCAAGCCGTTCCTACTGTTACTGTTGGTGGTGTAAGTAAAGTATAATCTCTACCAGGATTAGTTATAGCAACTTCTCCTACTGACCCACCACTTAAAATTGATTGTGCTGAAGCATCACCAGTACTAAATGCAAGTTCGGGTGCTGAAGTATAACCAGATCCACCCTGAGTTAAAACAGCAGTACCTGCGGCACTTGATCCACCGCCACCTGAGAATGTAACACTTGGCGCACTTCCGTAATTAGAACCAGGATTAGTGATCACAACTCCTGTTACTGCTCCTGTCGATATTGTAGCAGTACCCGTTGCTTGAATTCCACCAGTTGTCGGTGCGGCAAATGCTACAGTAGGTGCAGATGTGTATCCAGAACCACCATTCGTAATAGTTACCGAGTTCACACCATTTAATGTTAGATTAATAACTCGTACAGTTGAATATGTGTATTGTCCATCTGTGTTTAAATTAGCCGCTGGTATCTTATATGCGTAATCGATAAATGATCCACTGTTTCTAGCATTTACTGAAGTATCTGTAAACTTATCATCTGTAGCCAGTTCTATCCAAGGTAAGTCTTCTACAAAATCAGCATCATCGTCTGGTGCTAAAAATTTACCATACACTTTAATATCTGCGCCTGTAGGTAGACTTTCTACTAATTGTACTAATATATCTTCTGCTTCCATTCCTTCTTTAAGTTGGACTGGCTTGTTGACGAATACTGATCTAGCATTACCAAAGTTACCAGTTTCATTAGTTGCATCGTTATTAATATCATTTGATTTAACCAAAGTACTAAGTCTAGTTAATGAAATAACAGGCGACAATCTATCTGTTCCTAATGCTTGTAAATTCGCTTTATAACGGAAAGATTTCTTATCTGAACCAGTGAAGTCTTTTGCTTCAGTTGAATATGAATATATTGCTTTTTCAACATCCTGATTTTGTCTTGTTTGTTTCTCAATGCTTCTAAATGTAGAAGTATTTGCCGCACTTGCTCCTGTTGAATTAGTAGTTGCAGTCGATCCAGACAGTTGCGTACCAGGTGGTTCTATCATTGAAATTGTTGGTTTAATTTCATTGATTAGTTTATTATCCATTGATGTAACATCAAAATATGTTCTTGATACATTAGAGTTACTTATAGGAGTCAAAACTGCACCAGTTGATTGATTCTTAAAGAAACTAGAAATAGTTCTTACTTTGATCTTGTTGTTGACAATATCAATGTCATCAAGGAATCCTCTAGCAAGCGTCAAATTAAATGTCGCACTTGACCCTGAGCCAGCAGATGCTCCTCCACCTGATCCTGTGCCAGATGCGATAGATGACTGTGCAACAGCGGTAAATGTACCAGAAAAATCGTCAGAGACTACACCAGGATCATAAACTTTAATTCCTGTTATTGCGCCTGGACTTGCTGGTCCGGTAACTTGAAGTTTAATTCCGGTAGCAGTATTACCATTACTATCTGTGACTGTAGCAAGAGTTATTATATCACCATCTTGATAACCGCTTCCTGCGCCGTTGACTGCTGGATCAAATGCGTATAATTTATCGCCCGCTTTTGGAAAACCAGAACTATAGTTTGTGACTGTCATAAAGTCTAAATCTTTATTTGTAAATACTGCATTACCAGAAGTATTCGCAAATTTACATCTAATTAATTCGTAAGTTATATCTTCTGTTTGATGTGCGTTCCATGCTCCATTATTAGAAGAAGTAAACAACAATCCTCCAATGTTAGTTTCATCGGCAGTAATTCTACTCTTCGTATTGATTACATTTTCACCTAACTTAGAACACCAAACATTGTAGTCTGTGCTATTGCCCTGTGGTTTTAGAACAAAGGCATACTCTTTACCCGCTTTTAAGAATATTGGATCAGCAAACTTAAAGATGCTGTGTTTATCTAATTGGGTAACTGTTCCATTAGATGCTTCAGTTGTAGTTGTAAGACATCCATCTCTACCAATTAGATCAGTATCAGTTTGCGTTGCACCATCTTTATCAAGATATTGTCCTAATGTAAATCTTGCTACAGTATTGATAGCAGGATTTAGAGTAACTGTGGCATAAGGCAATACATTTCTCGTAGGATACCCATTCAATGTCTCTCTAATCTCACATGTAATAGAATCAGTTGATGATATTGTACTAAAGAATACTCTCAATTCTTGTAAGAACATACCAGGTTCTCTGACAACTATACCATTAGCAGAAGTATATCTCATAGTTGGTACAGTAAATGTCTGTGCTATAGGATCAAATCCACCAGTCAATTCAACATGTGAATCAGCAGTTGCGCCAACTTCAAAAGAATCTACTTTGATGCTGGAAGTTGCAGTTGTGTTTAATGTTAATGATTCGTTTTCAAGTCCAACATCTGTCACAGAGGTATTTGTTCCTACTACTGTTGTTGCTCCTTGAACTGTGTTAAAATTAATCGCTGGTAGTTCAGTTGATATTGTATATCCTTGAGAAACAGATGTTGAACCAAACGCTGAATACTTTCCTTCGCATGAAGAAGTAGTCAATACTGCCCTGTTTAATCTATCATCACATAGTCTAATAGTAATTTGTCCAACAGGGAATTTACCACCAGGTATCTTTAATACTCCAATGAAGTTTCCGTCTGCATCAGTTGTGCATCCTTGTGTGATATTATCGTGTGCAACAGGACCATTTAAATTTGTTCCTCGTAATTTATCAAGCCATGTTTCTTGAGGAGTTGGTAGAACTACCTGTGAGAACCATTTCGTAGCAGTATTATGACCACCATAGCCAGCCGCTGGCCAACCACCGTTACTAATTCCTCTCCAGAATCCTGTTAGTGGTGCAAGAACACAAGGGGTGCCCGCAGAGGCAAGATGACTAGCATGTTCTCCTTCAACAAAACAGAATATAGGAGTATTTGGTTTCAATCTTTGTCCTACAACTATTATTTCTTTGGCCCTCATAAACGCATCAATAGAAAAAGATTTAAGTCTTCCGCTCAGATCCATTACTGCCGTTTGACCACTTGGTCCAGAAGTTGCTTGTAATATATTTGAAGTGGCAGTTGTTGTAGTTGTGGTCTTTTGTTGAACTAAGTCAGCACTCCATTCACCGGAGGTAGTTATTGTTCCACCAGAACTGACTTGACCTGTAACACTAATATCACCTTTAGTTTCAACATCTACTTCAACCCACATTCTGTTATTACCAGTTCTATCACTTGCTGAAGTTTCCCAAGTGTCGGAATCTGAGAATTGGGCAGTAGTACCTGCAATATCAGTTGTTGAAGGTTCATGTTTACCACCAACAGTCGTTCTGACATCTTCAGTGCTTGTCTCAAATCCAAAGTCATAACTTTGGACAATTTGGGCAGAAGTAATAGAATTTGCTAGACTTGCACTATACTGTGAAAGTGAAGTATCTGTTATCTGTTCTGCTGCCAAAGTTTCCGATGTGAAATCGTTAGAAGATTTAGGATGAACTAACAAATCTCCAACATAATCAAACAAAAGTTCTCCAGCAGTATTTCTAACATGCGAACTCATAGGATTACGATTAAAGACTCTACTTACATCTGGACCATGTGGTGCAGGATCCCAATTTGTTTTATTTGCTGAATAATATCCAACTTTATCTGTGCCGTGCATGTCAGCAACCGGCAATGTTAAAATATTATCATGTCGTTGTACTGTAGTCGATAATGTATCGTTGTACATTAATTCAATCATTTCTTCTTTAAATGCGGGATGCAGTTGCTTTCGCTTGATATCAATAGCCGCTCTAAATGAAGGATCACTTACAGAACTTAAAGCATGTGAAATAAAAGTATTAATAAAAATACCATTTTTAAATCTGTCATTGCCATCTGCGTCTATAATACTCATGCTATCGGCTTCTCTTTCCATAAGAGAAATAGCAGTATAATATTCTAGACGATTAATTCTTTTTTCTATAGCCGCTATATCATTCATCGTATAGCGTTTAGGTTGTTCTACTCTAGTTTTAACTCCAATATAAGGATTTTTTATTGCATATGCTATATTAGGAGCAACACTAGGAAATGGAGGTATTTTCATTTCTGCAACAGTCATCGTTCCTGCTGGAGCAACTGGTCCTATGGGGTTAAGACTAGGAATACCTTTAATTACAATAAATTCTCCAGATTCAGTAAGAACAATTTTATCTAGACGACCGAGATAAAACTCTATGTCTGTAGTAAAATTCTGAACAGGATTAGGATTCTGCAATCCAGTCATACCACCATTAGCAGGAATATTTAATTGATGTGTTAATTGTGGATTTTCTGTGGCGGCACCTATAGTTGTCGCTGTAACACTAGCAGTCGCTTTAACTTGCGGTCTAAAATCTATCGCATTTTTTAAATCGATTGTCATGTCCCCTCGTCTGTACACGGGAACTTGCCAAGTGTATATACCACTAGCACCAGTATCATCTATAGGATATGAATTGACTGCAAAGTATGTTCCATTTGATGTTGTATAGTTAGGAACAAAGCAAGATAACTTAACTGTGATATACTTGTTATTAGTATCTATTCCAGCATCAACTAACTTTTCTAAAGAATCTTGTTTATATAAAGAATCAGTTTGACCCGTTCTTATTCTGAACTTATCTTGCAGATTAGTTCCAGTAGTCACATAAGCAGAAGAATCAACATAAACTTCTTCTATCTTAAAGCAATCTGGAATTCCTAAGTTCCAAGGTCCGGTAGCACCACCTAAATTAGATGAAGTATCTATTTTAACATAAACACCAGTATTCAATGCTTTAGTAACGGGAACTGAATCTGTATTTGCAACATTAACTTTTAACTTAGCGTTACCAGTACCACTAACAGTTCCCAAATCTATAGCGATTGAACTAGAACTAACTGAAGTGAACATAGCCGCTGTTAAAGGAACTACTGCTCCTTGAGGATATGCGGTGCCGTTAATTGTTAATCCAGCACCAGTCAACACCATATAAAAATTGCTATCACATACTGTTTGTGTCATTGACACTCCGTATGGGAAAGTCAATGGAGAAGTTACTCCAATAGTAAACTGTCCAGCGGCATCAATACTGACATCAAACTCTTCTTGGTATTGATAACTAGTATCGTATGATCCTCCACCAGCCGCAGCCAATGTTTTAGGTGAAGTAAATGGTGCAGGAAATAAAAGTCTTCCTTTGTCTTGTTCTTTGAGAACTGCGATAGGAGATCCTACATAAGCAAGTTCGGCAGTACCATTTGCTGTAATACCATTTGTATGTGTGGGCTTAGTAGAAGCGTGAGATGTACCAGCGGCAACTACTTGGTAATAATTATTGCCATGTACTAGTAATGTTCCAAGGCTATACGAGGTACTACCTGTAAACTGTTGTCCAGTTGAATTCTTTCCTGGCTCTAGAACTATATCACATATTCCTTTATCGTTACCAGATCCATATACAAATCCTCTTGCAGTATCGAATGATCCAGTATTAACTTTAATATCATAGAGATATAAGCGGTATTGTGATTTTGCTCCACCGACTGCGCCAGTACCAACTTTCTCTATGTACTTAACTCTCGCTTGTCCTATAATTGAAGTATCAACAGGCTTTGCTGTAGTACCATGAGTATTGTTTGTTATTGCTTGTTTACCTATACCAGAGGTAGCACTTCCATCATATATCTGAATAATAGCACCATCTGATATACTCCAATTTCCTGCCATCTCATCAACTGTTACATACTGACCCGTTGCAGTTGAAGTAATGCTATTCTCAACGGTTCGTGTATCATTTCCTTTATCAAAAGACAATGGAGTAGGAGTTGCAAACTCATATCTGTAACCGCTTACATATGCGGTTCCGGCACCTATATTAGCAACTAATTTCGTTGCAGAGCCGACAGGACTAGTAGCGGCAGTATATCTACCACCGTTTGCGCCAACTTTTAAATGCTCTTGTACGCTTAAAGTAAATGGTCTTACAACATAGTTGCCAGATTCCTCATGTGTTCTTTGAGCAAAAATCTTTCCTAAATCTGCTAATTGTTTCATGCCATCAGGCAGTTTCTGATTGTAACCACCTTCAACAATTTTATCAGTTACAATAAAATCTTCAGTCGCATCGGCTGTTAATGATTTTATTCCAATAGTAGTTGATATTTTATATCGATCAGCACCAGGAGCATTAAAGTTATAAGAACCAGCCGCAGGATCCAACAAAGTAGTATCATCATCAGAATCTACAACTTCTTCTGTTACAGTAAGTCCAACAAATGAACTCGCAAGTGGATTGTATTTGTCAACAAGGACTTCTTGTCTAAGGTGATTTACGAATCTGCCTTTGAGAAAGAAAACTCCTTCTGCGATAGCAAAGAAAAGTCCGTAGCCGTAAAAGTTTTTTGATATATCGTTTCCGGTGGAGTCAACACTTGCATCAACAACAAATGTGTCACCATTTCTACCAGAATCCGCTGAAGTAACAGTAAGAGTTTCGCCTGGATCAAAGTGAATAGAACTACCATTCAATTCTCCAGCACTTGTTCCTTGTGTATTACCACCGATATATCTAAGATAGAATGTTTTCTTGGCGTAAACATCTCCATCACTACCAGTGTAAGCAGAAAGAATCTTTGCTTGTATGCCTGTTACGCTACCTGTAATAGTATCGCCTACATAATTTGCAAGTGTGCTATTAGATACGGCAGCGGCTGAAGCATCAACATCATTAATCTTAATGTATGGCTTTCTTAATATACTTCCTTCACCACCAGTGACTCTTGTTCCTTCAGTAATATTAAATCCGGCATGGTTTCCAATCGCTTTATGCAAGTATGTTTGTAACTGCGTAAGTTCACGCGCCTGAACAGCGACACCAGGTTTAAATAAAATCTGATCGAATTGTTTAGATGAATTGTAATCATCGTAATATGGGGATACATTTAAATCGAGTGCCATTTCTTATTTCCTAAAATTTGAATACAACTTTAATTGTTTCGGTTTGATCGCTGTCTCTAACGACAGGTCTTCTATTATCGACATACAACAAATCGCCACTATGTGGATCAATTTCTGGATTCGTTGCACTATTTATAGTCAAACCTTCAACGGCTGTTGTAACATTTTTAATAGTTGACGATGCTGATATACCACCAATTATTTGTTGTAAATATACTTTATCGATAGTACCATCAGCATTAGAGTCTATCTTTTGTATTACTCTGAATTTTCCTCCTTCAGTAGTTGTTACTATGTCATCTAAATTATATTGAGTTGGATTAGAAACTCCTATAACATGACAGGGTGTACCAATACCTGTAGTAAACAATGCACTACTACTAGCAAACTGATAAGGATTTTTATATACACCTACTTGTCTGAATTCATTACCTAAAATTAAATCTTCATTCGTATTCTCAAATGATACGGTCATTCCTATGTTTTTAGCGAAAAGTTCTTTCTGTGCATTAGCACCATGTCCGTTCTCTGGACTTATAATCGCTCTAAATGTTGCACTTGCGCCCGTGCCAGTAGTTTGTGTGATGGAAATATCAGCGAATGTATAATTAGTTCCAGGAGCACTTATAGTTACGCCCGTGATATTTCCAGCAGAGTTTATCGTTGGTGATGCAGTAGCACCAGTACCATCGCCACTAATCGCAACAAGAGCATCTCCTGCAATATAGTCTGCTCCTTGTGCTGTCACAATAATCTTGTCTATGCTTCCAGAAATCGCTGTAGACTCTACAGATTGTTGAGCAGATGCGGCTTCAGTTGAACCTAGACTAGCAGTTGCAGTTGCGGCTGTAGAAGGACTACCGCCACTAAATTCAACATATGCAAATGAATAGCCAGAACCAACAGATGTGATGGTCAATGTATTAACAGCCCCACCTGAAATAGTAGCAGTTGCCGCGGCACCTGTACCATCTCCACTTATAACTACAGTAGGCGCACTAGAATATCCAGAACCTCCAGAAGTAATAGATAGCGAATCTAATTCTCCATTAACATCAAATGCTGGTTGTCCTGATCCAGAAACTTTTCTTATAGGAATAAAGTTGTCTGTGAGAAACAGCGTTCTGTCTGCGGCTCCTACTGTAAGCATAAATTTCCATTTGTAACCGTCACTTAGAGTTACAATATCTGTTCCAGTCGTGGTAGGCTTTACTGTGCTTTGAGCATTGCTATTATTGTCTATGCATTTATATACATTAAAATTATCTGTTAATACATAGAAATTTGCATCTACAAGATTTGAAGCACCAGAATTGGACTTATATGTAGATGAATAGTTATCATCATAGGTATCATAGACTGTTCCAGATACCCAGTTAATTCTCTTTGCTAAAAGAGCGACATTAGAACCCTGTACTCTTTTTGCAAAGAGCATTTGCCGTCTGACATCAGCCATCTGGGTCCTATTGTCCACTGGGGTATCAGGGCTGGTTTCATCAGCCCAAGGTGTCGCCCGAGAGACAAACATATAAAAGTAGTCATTTGTATTATAGACATCTCTATAAAATGACCTTGCTTGCTGAACTCGGGCTTGATCCCTAAGTAATAACGCCACCGTAAGACTCCTTAACTATTAGGAGTCTGAAACTGTGATGGTCCAAGTTACCTTCAAAGTATCTGACGCCCCTTTGTTCACAACAGAAAATACTGTTCGACACAACAAAGTTCCGCCTGAACTTGCATTTAGAACCCCAGCCTCTACTACTGCACCAGTACCAGTACCAGCAGGGAAATCCCCGATATACTGAACTGTGTTAGTTGAAACTGTGGTTGATGTTAAAGCAACACGACCAAGTTCTGTTTCGAGTGTTGTGTTACCAGCGGCTGCGGCTGTATTGCCAGAACCGACTGCCATATGTGACATTGCGGTTGCGGATGCATCTTTCATACGAGATGCGATATATCCAAGACCAACAGTCACTACGACATTCTTGATCTCTTGGGTTTCTTTTAGGTTTCCGTCTGCATCGAATAAATCGAGTTGGACATCACCCTTTGCACTTAATATAGATTCGCTAATCATTATTTTTTTCTCCTGGAAAATTTAACAAATGTGTTATTAATAGGTTATTTATAATAGTTTTTAGAAGTTAACCACCGTATCAGCAACATAATCTTCTAAAAAATAATCTCCTGCCGCATATGACTGACTAGATGCAGATCCAGAATCAGCAATATCGGCACTATCTGTACTATTTATACCTGGACTCCTGACAACTAATTCACCAGTCTGTGGTCCATCTTCTGCAACCGTAGTAACATCAAAATTGTTTACAGCATCTTGTGTATTTACTGTATCTGTTCCTACTAGTTGCGGTTCTATTGATAATGTATCGGCAGTTTCTGCTCCGTCTGCTAATGGGAATTCTACTTCTAATACTGCAACATCTTGTACATCGTTTGTATCTACAGATATTATTTCTATTTCAAGTTCTGGTGCATCTTGAACATTTGAAGAATCGGTGTACACTACAGTTACATCGAATAAGTTAATTACATCTGCGGTTTCTGCACCATCAGTTGCAACCAATTCTACATCGAATAAGTTAATTACATCTGCGGTTACTGGTTGATCTGTTGCACCAATTCCTATATCTAATAGATTAATAGAATCTGCGGTATCAACAGAGTCAGTGGAAGTTCTAAAGTATACAAGAGATACAATAATTGTTGTATCGTCTATCTCAACACTATCCGCAAGAGTGGTGCCAATATCGAATATGTTTATAGCATCATCTACTACATACACTTCGCCTGCATTGTCTTCTAACGCATCATCATCGATAAGAAGTGTATATCTACCACCATCGTGTAAGAAGTAATCTAATGCGTATTCACCAGTTGAGTATTCTGTTAAGAATTTCTGGAAATCAAGAATTGGCATGTCATCTACTGCGTAATCACCCGGAGTTAAGAAGTAATCCGTTGCGTATAAAGCACCTTCATCACTGGCTATCGCTGAGTCAGAAGCGGTAGTTGTTACCTCAAATGTTGGAGCGGCATCGCTTACTGAGAACGCTTCTACTGTTAATACGATCTCAATATCTAAAGCAACTGCGTCTTGTACCAATACTTCTTCGATATCAGGTATAACTGTGAAGAGTGTAACATCGGTAGTTACAGAGAACGCGGTAGCAAAGTCAACTTCCTGTTCTATCAATAAGGCACTTCCCATTTTCATACCAGCAGGGTGTGCGGCTCGTTTTACAAAATCTCCCCATTCTTTTTTCGACCTGCTAGTTTCAATATCATACGCATAACTCTGATATCGATCATTATCTTGTACTCTATTGATATCAGATAAGAAGCCAGCACTAGTTTCATGCACACCAGGATATGTTGTACTGTGTCCTGTCGTACATGTTAGAGTTGAAGTTTCTCCATTTGGAGAAGTAATATTAATATCGAACTGTTCTGCGGTATAACCAGAACCAACTGATATAACATCAAAAGATTTAGGATTCTTATTTGCATCAATCGCTTTGATTCGCAAGAATCCTTTATTTGAAATACCTGTTAGTGTATAATCTTCAGCAAAATAATCTATTGCATAACCAGCAAAGGCTGCCGCGGCTTCGTCTATCTGATATACTTGTCCCGCTCTAAAACCACCATCTGTGGCATGCGAATTTGCTTTTACACTTGCGCCAGTTAATACTCTTAATATAGTTGCTTTTCTAGAAGCAAGTTCATCTGGGTCTTCATCTCTTAAAGAGACAAAAGAAAAAATTGGAAAATTATTTGATGTTACTGTCGGAACTTTATTATAGCCTAAACCAGCAGTATCAATAACTACACTAGTGATGGCACCAGAAGTTATTCTAGTACTTGCGACTGCTTGTGTTGTAATCGTATCAGTGGCATCTTCTCGTATAGTCAACGGAGGATTAGCAACATATCCTAAACCAGCAGTATCAATAGTTATTGATCTTATATAACCTTCTGTGATTGTGCCAACTTTAAAAGTTAAAGCGGCTCCTCCACCACTTCCCAACTTTGCATCAGCAACAGTAATTGTTTCTCCTGGTGCATAATTTGTTCCTACTGCCGTAACAGTTACAGCAGCCGCACCGCTTCCGTTTACAACAATACTAAATGTGGCACCTGTACCAGCAACAGAATCAGTAGTGTAATCGCTAGTACCGATAGTGTAAGTGCCAGCAGTTCTTGAACCATCTGCGGCACCAATATCAGAAACATTGCCGAATTTACCACCAATAACAGCCGTATAAGTATCAGAACTACCTGGACCCTCGATTGTTGTATTTCTTTTAAGATTTAAAGTTAATTCATAAACCTGTGGAGAAGTGTATGCAATAGTCTTAACACGATCAACACTAGTTTGAATTATCGTATTAGAAGTTACAGAGCCAGTTGATGTCTTATAATGAACATCTACTTGCTGTCCTTGAAAACTTTCTGGATTGTATTCCGTAATATTAAATCTTTCAAATGTAGCGTTATTGTCTACCACTCTTACAACATATTCTTCATCCCACACTCCATCCGAAGCCCGTAATACAAACTCAGATGTTGGTTTGACCGTTGCTTTCTCATTATAGAGCATCCTAAATAATAACTCAATCGCTCTATATGATCCTTTTGTTGTATAAAACTCTTGAAGATTTTTGACAAGCAGTTCATTGTTAATTGTTGCAGTCTGAGGAAAATCTTTTCCATAATCTGCTAAAAAAGTTTCTAAAAAATTTGTAGTTGTTACTTCATCAGAATCTTTAAAATCAACATTATATCGATCTAAAAATGTATCTAATATATTTGATGGACCAATTCCTGTTGATGTGTTACGATCAAGAAAATCGTAGTAATATTCAAAAAACTTAGTGAATAGTGGATTATCTTCTGCAATCCATTCTGGAATTTGATGTTCTACTGCCCATGATTTATTATCAACATAGAAGTCAGATGCTTTGGCAATATAATCCACTTCTGTAGAGAATGTTGCACCAGAACCACCGCCAATATGCGTTACTTGAAAGACAACTGGATCATGATCAGCCTGACCACCGAAGGTGATAGGATTTATTGTGATCTTTTCTCCTTCACGATAATTTTGGCCAGTTCCATATTGAACGCTTTGAGCAGTTACCGCACCAGTGCTATCTACAGTAAATGTTACAACTGCGCCAGAACCATTAAAGTCTGAACTATCAGCCATCAGACTAGTATATGTTCCAGCATCCCTGTTTGGATCTACTGTACTAATATTACTAATAGCACTTGGAGAACCCTGTAAGACTGGAGTTACTGGACTAGCGTAACCATCACCCGGTTCAGTAATAGTGATGGCACTTACTGCGCCACTTAAAAATGTTACAGTAGCAGTCGCTTGTAAAGATGTATCATTTACATCTGTGGTATTAGGCGCAGGTATAAGAATATATTCGGAAGCATTCCCGAAATAACCAGACCCACCACTAGTGATGTTTACAGTCTTTATAAATCTCTTAAATCTTGGTGCGTCTGTACTCATTAGGAGTCAAGTGTCCTTGCAATCATTGTTACATTTACTCCTGCCATGATATTATTAGCAGTATCGGCAGAATTTTGATCTAGATTTATTACATTATTTCTAGCGGCTTTTTGTGTTACTGCATAAGTTGTATCGCTTTGCTGTCTTATTAATAAGTCAGAAGAAACATTCTTTGAACTTTCGTGTGGAGTTACATTGAAATGAAGTATTGTATTTGCTGTTCCTGTAATTTCACTTATTATTAAACTCGTAACATCTAACTTTCCAGTATCATAATCGATAGTACCTATATTTTCATTTATGATAGTATCGGCAGAAACATCTTTCAGTTGTAATGTTCCTGTTCCGCTATATTGTGGCGCAACAACAGTAGACGCTGGTTTATCAATAATACTAACTTTATATGATGCATTATTTACAGTAGCCTGAAAATGATTTGTTCTCAATGAATTTGGCATAATCTTATTGTGAAAGTTCGGTTGATATCTAGTTGCAACATTTGTGCCTACTTCCAGTCGTTTCTGCAATCTAAGTTCCATGTTTATTCCGATAATAGAATCTGAAAGTGCGCCCAATCTTTTTGTAAGAACCGAATAGTAAAAATTCTTTTTCAACATGTTTAGATTTGTATTGAAATAATTTTCCGCTTCAGCAATTATCAACGCTTTTATAGCATCACTAGAAAGAGTGGTTATCTTATTGTCATAAGTAGCAGATATATTTAATCCCAAGAAAGTGAATTCTGGTTCAACAAACTCAGTAAGCATCGTGATCGGCTGTCTTGGCTTTATTGTCGTATCAAGTAAATTTTGTTTTTCTTGTTCTGTTATAACAAGACCTGTTTTTGGTTGTAATGATACGAATACTTTTCCGTAGATAGGCGGATCATTATCTTCTCCACCCCAAACGGTAACAGACTTAACATTTGGATTTGCTGATCTTATCAATGTCTCATAATCAGTAAATGTAATTGCTCGATTCTTAGTAGCATTAAATCTTGGTGCATTATATCTAATAGAGTCTGTGTCTTCTCTAAATGCACCGCCCGCGGCTTCAGCGGTAACACTACCAACAACTGTTTCTCCTGCACCTGTTATTTGCACGGGAATATTAAATCGAGATGCTCCATTAGCAACAGGACCAGAACTTATAATATAATCAATAGTTACAACATTATCTGCAACTAACTTAACACCTAGTGTACCGTCTCCAAACGATACTTGATAAAATCCTGATACGCTTTCATCTACATAAAATACCTTAGATGTATTATCAACAGCGATAATAGTATCAGAAACATTATAGGTAGTTGTTGATGAAGATGCTGAATTTTCTTTGACTCTTGCTCTAAGAGTAGTAGTATCGACATTTTCATTCGGTAAAATAATAGGACCAGATGTATTGTTTGTGCTTATTATTTCAGAAGTTTCTGTCCTCGTGCCTTCTATTAACTCCATACTAGTAAATACAAATTGCCCTACACCACTTGAGTTTGTCATTTTAGTAGCAGTATAATCTTGACTCGGATAAAAACTATAACCTACTCCATTCACAGATGAAGTAAATTGCGTGTTTCTTCCAATAACTAAAGTATTTGAAGTGTATGTGGTAGCAGGCGTAACTGTTAGATCGATTGTTGCTTTAGCACTTCTAGCCGATCTGGGAGTATAACCCATAGTCTTTCCGATAGAGACAACGGAATTTCTTTTTACAGCAGAATCTATAAACGCCTCATTGGCCACCATATGTGCCATAACAGCATTATAATGTGTATTATATGCAAGCAAATCTAGAATAACAGCCAAGCCAGATGCATCAAAGTTATAATCTGTAAACTCTTCTTGATTCTGCATGTGTGCTTTTAGATTTGTTTTGATAGTATCAAAGTCTAATTCTGTTACATTTTTGATTGCCATTTATTTTATCCTATCGTTACATTGCTAGTGCCAACCAAAGCGTGGGCACAACTTGCTTTATTGCCAGTCACAGAAGGAATTTTACCGTTCATGAATACTCTACCCGTATTACCTTCTACTATTGTGGCGGCAGCATGTGGCGAAGATCCATGAGAAGCAACTACTGATCCTATACACACCACTCTTTGACCGTTTACTATTACAGTAGTTGTTAATCCTGTCGTGGCTCCTCCTGCAAGATTACCATTAATTGCTACATTGGGCATTATCTTAATCTCTCTAAAACTATTTCTAATCTCTGTTTATCTGCTATTCCAAGAATACTAAAAATTACGGTTACATTATATCCATCTTCTAGTGCATTTGCTTTGACATCTACTCTACTAATCGCTACTCTTTTTTCATAATTTTCTAGACATTGAGTTATCAAGTTATTAATAACACTTGCACTTGCGGCATCAACTGGTTCAAATAACATTTCTCTTAATTGAGAACCGAAGCCAGGATTAAAAAGTCTTTCACCTATAGAAGTATAGATGATGTTCTTCATACCCTGTTTTACAGCGCCCACATCTACCTTTCTGCCTATATCATTAGAGACAGCATTTTTAGTAAAAGACAAATCAATGTCTTTATAGATGCGTGTTGCTTTAGTAGTAATTGCCATTTGACTATTTATAATAATTCTTATTAATTAATACCGTATTTAGCACCATCCATAGCATCGCCTAGTCCTCTACCAGAACCGGGTTCGTCTGGATACTCAAAACTTAATAATAAGTTTTTTAAATCTTTGAAAGCCGCTTTTCTTCCTTCTTTCTTCAATAGTGCTTTTGCTTCAATATTGACTTTCATGTTGTCAGCAAACTCACTATTGCCTCTACCTCTCAGTTGTTTTTGTTTTACCATTCTACACTCGCCTGGAGTAGTAGCAGTTGTTGTAACAAATTCTGGCTCTTCTGGTAAACCGAAATTTGGATTCGCTACTGTTTCAGTCACAGTCACATCAGGATCACATTCTTTAACTTCAACTTCTTTCATTGTAGGAACCATATCGCACAATCTATTAAGATCACCTTCTAAACCTTTTAAAAGATCGACTATATTTCTAGGGTCTTTCAGTAGTTCAACATCAACATCTTTATACTTTTCTTTTAGTTTGTCAAATTCATTTGCAAATGCAATACCATCTTGAGCCAAATTTGCTAGTTGCTTTATTTCTTCTGGTAACGCCAATTTTAATTGACCTAAATCTGTCAACAATGGAAATTCTTCTTCTAACTTCTGCTTTATATCAGCAATATGTTTTGCTAATTCAGCATCAATTAAAGCAGGAATTTGATTGATCTTATTCTGTACTTTGTTTATAACACCATCAATTTCATCTAGGAATCCACCTATATTTTCTGCTAAATCTCCCAGTGCTCCAAATTGACAATCCATCAGTTACTCCTAATTTAACTTAATAATACCAGCGTTCATACTTATCATTCCACCACCATTATCTGTGATCTTTCCGGCATGTCTAGATATTGATGGAGAAGCAGTGGTATGCTTTGCGAAGCCAATATTGGTAATTGTTGGGGCTATATCATTGATAGGTCCTGCCATAGCGACACGATCTATCTTTCCAGCAAATACTAATTCCATAATTCCTATCGCATCGACTTGAGTCCACTTGCCCATCGGCATACCCGGTGCTATCATGGGTTGAGGTATAATACCAACGCTTTCTATATGTCCTAATAATGCAGTTGAAGTAATATAAGCAGACTGCATAGATATTGTAGGAAAAGTAGTTCCTATTGGCAACTTTGATGTGCCAAATTCTATATCACCTACAGTTTTTACTTTGAAAGAACCATAATTAGTTATACCCGGAATTTCTGGTCGACCAACAGGTGCACCCGTTGCTGGATTTGGTGGACCTTTTCTTGGATGTAATCCTACTGCGGGACTTACTATTATTTTATAGTCTCCCATAATCTCTTCAACTTTACCAAATTTATAGAGGTCTATTTGTTCTGAGATGCTTCTAGTATATAAGCCGTTAATTCTTAAAACAACTTGTCCTGTTCCCTGATTAGCCTGTATAGTTTCCCATTTATTTCCAACTACTAATAATGATTGATCAGTCATTACCTCTTTTGTTTCATTACCCTGTATCTTAGTTACAGCGTTTCCTCTGACAGCAGTAAATAAATGACCATTAATATCTTCATACTTGTTACCCAAAACATTTAGATTATAATCACCATCAACAGTAATATTCCAATCTCCTTGGACAAGTATATGCTTATCTGATACTACAATTTCATAATCTTTACCAACAATTTTTACTGACCTAGAACCATCTGCTATGATTTCTTCATAAGAACCAGACTTGTGATATTGATGAATTCTTTCAGCGCCTGGTGTGTCATCAACTTCAAAGACATGCCCGCTCTCTGATTCTCTTACATGATTGTACGGATATTGTGTTGCTGATTCTGCAACTCCCTGTGGTAGCGGTTCTTCCCAGTACTCTTCTGTGTACTTGGGTTTTGGCGTAGCAGGCATACCAGGATGTGTTAAACTCGGTTCTTCTGTTGTATAAATCGATGAAGTTGGAGCAGTCGCTTTAGGTATACCTTTATACTCGGCATCCATCTGCTCATCGTTTAATCCGTCTTGCTTTCCTATTCTGTTCGCTCTCTTTGATTTCAAAGAGAAATGTTGTTCAGCCCATTTACCTCCTCTAGCAAGCCTAGGAGAATCTGGTTCGTCTAGACTATTATAACCTTGATCTTCAACATCTTTTACTTTAGTGGTAATAGTTTTTTCTACATCTCCACCTTCAACATAGTCAGGATTATCAGTCTCTACATCTTCTAATACTGCTTTCTCAAAAGGTTTTGATTTGTTTCTAGGAAATATTTCACTCTTATCGTAGAATCCAACAGTCGTTCTATCAAACTTGATGGGACCATTCTCATTAGATGGTAACATTGTCATAGCACCAAATGATCCCATGATTACTGGAATCTGTCCGTCAGCACCACCATCTGCAAAGAATCCAATAACAGCCGATCCTTCTACGAGACCCGTAGGTGAATTACCTACTCCTGAAATTGCGGCTGAAGTTACAGGTTGCATGGGGATTGACCATGGCAAATCTTCTGTGGGCAATACAGTTCTATCGCGGCTATGATAACCAAAAATACGAACTTGGTATCTTCCCAGTTTATCTGGATCGTTTCTGCTTTCAACAATACCTTGCCACCAAGCAAATTCTGGATATTTCTGCATCATCTATCGTCTCCAAAAGAGTCTCTTACCAACTCAAGTTTCATACTATGTTGCTGTGCGGATATGTTGTGTATTATTCCTGATATAGTGTATAGTCCAGATACATCTGGATCTAAAGTGTCTTGTGAACTGTCACCCGTTAGTTTTTCTCCTACACTAGGATAATTAAGTCGCACTAAATATCCCACTTGTACATCAGTCATACCGGGAACTTCGATCACAACTTTTAATCTCTTCTGTTCAGCGATAGCAGTTGGTCTCAATGAAATTCTCTCAAAATATGCCATATCATAACCGAATTCATCGGAGTCAAATAAATTAGATGCTCCTACTTTTACTCTTTGTAATGCTCTAGGATTATAAATGGGAGTTTCTGCGAATGGTTTGTGGTCGGTTACATGAGCAAAATCTTCCCACTTTTTATTTACCCTATTATTTGGATTTGCATCTTCTAGATTGCCAACATAATCGAATATCATTTGATAGTTCAGTCTATTGACCATATCAATACCAATAGTATGCGTTCCATAGTAACCAGTTCTTTGATTTTTTAATTCATTAAAATGCTCATCAAAATTAGAAGAAGAGGGCACCTGATATTGGTTTGATACAAAATGACTTACATAATTGTAACTTCCATATGTAAGCCTTTCTTCATTCTGAGCAAATGATTGATCTAACGCTGGTATAAAATTATATTCATTATAAATTAAATTTTTTCTTTTCTGCCCTAAAATATAATCGGTTAGTGTTCCAAAATAAAATCCGGTTCTTGTTTCAAAAAATAAACAATTTGGTAGAACTTGTTTGCTGTCAACATCTGCTGGTTCTGAGTTCTTAGCAACAAAATTTAATGTTTCAATGGCAGACCAATTATTAGCAACAAACGCAAAGTTATTTGTTTTATGTGGTGTTCCACCAATAAGAAGAGGTGTGACGGGGCCTGTCGGATTACCTTCTTTATCATATATTCTTGGTTCTTGTACATACTGATTAAATACTTCTTGTGCTATTGTATCAGTTGGACCAGAAAACTTTCTAGATAATCTAGTAGATATATCTTTTGCTCCTTCCATGGAAATAAAATTTATTTTCATGAATTGTTGTCTATCATCCTGTTGAATTCTATCGCTAATAGAATATGCTACAAACGACCTATGAATGTCATCGCCGTCTTGCAGAAAAGGAGATTTAATCTTCATGGTAATTATTTCTTTACCTTTAAGATTTAATTTACCGAGAAAGTTAGATGAATCTGCAATTCCTATGCTACCGGTAAGGCATGATTGACCGATATTTTCATATATTAAAATATTCTGAACATAGTTGGAAAGATCAAAATAGTTTTTGTCCGCAGTACGAATGTATATTTCTTCAATATTTACTGCGCCAACTGCTTCGGCTTTATCTTTGTGTTGGCCTTCACCCGCCATTTACTTTCTCACAGATTGTTTAAATTGATTTACGAACTCTGTCAAGTACTGCTTTTTTAAAAGTTTAATACTTCTTTTCGCTTCGTTTAACTTAACTTCATAATCAAAATTAGATATTGATTTAATTGTACCCGCTGAAAGTTTAGTAGCATCGTAATCTACAGTAATACCAGAAGCGTCATTAAACTCATAATGATGTACAGTATACAGTCCATTTGTTCCATACTTCTTTTGACAATATTTGATGAGATCAGTAGTAGACAATGGCCATTCATGTATAGGATCAACTATATCATTAGTTATTACAATTACCCAATGATACTCAGGACTTCCGTAAATAGCATTAGCAACTTCTTCGATTCTTTCTCCATCATCTATGTGATATCTATCAAGATATATGAACTTTTTAAACGCATCATTTGTTCCAACACGCCTAAAAATATCTGGATAGTTTAGATACTCTCCTTCTATTTCATATGCCATTCTTGGAAACATTTTAAAAAACATTCTTCTCTCCTATGGGTTGACCTGTGAGCCTTCATTTGCTTTACGATCTTTTTCCTCTTTTTCGTTCTCGGAGATGTCATCATCCGTATCTACTGGAGTTAAACCTTCTGCTTCTTGTGCCCATTTAACTGCGTCTGGTCCCCAATTCTCGAAAAATGCACGATCAAGCAATCTGAGTTCTTGAAACTGTAGAGTCATTTTTATTTCTGTTGGTGCACCAGAAGTATCCTTCACTGTCGTTAATGTGGAATTTGCACCGTAATCAATGCTCATATTCGTCAGGGCACAGTCTGCGATCTTCGTTAAGAACTGATTAGCCTTTCCTTTATACTGATATTCAATTTGAAACAATGAAGGATAATGAAAGAACAATCCACTATCGTCTTTCTCTGGATGCATGTGTCTTCTGAAAACATCCATAATCTTATATGCTTGAGCCATCTCATATGGATTTTTAGGAGCAAACACAAATTGATATGCAAACTTTCTAAAGTTCATTGATTTGAATAATTGTTCTTTATATGGATTAGGCACTTTACCTGTATTGAGTTCAATAGCGGCATTCAAATTAAAATTAAATCCTAACGCTTGTGTAACAGCAGATATTCCTGCTAGTTTTCTTCCCACAAATTCTGCACCTGCATCATTACCGAGCATGCCAGGATTACGGTTTGCTATTGCGTTTTTAAAATTATCTATTGTTTCTGAAAAAGTCTGACCAAGAGCACCAGAGTTGGCTGCCCCAAGTAGTGTTCCTAATTCTGTTTCAGACCAACTAGCACCAAACACTTCTTGCGGTGCTTGAGGAACATATAGTCGCATGACTTTTCCAGTCTTTAATACTGTATCAGTAGGAAATAAGAATTCACCTGACTTCTTCACAAATTCTTCTATTTTGCCCAATGCATTAGAAACATTACCACCAACTTCATCATTAGTGAATGCCAAGGCTCCTGCACCAACTCCAAGGGCTGTCGCGGCTGTACCTATAACACTACCACCTGTAACAGCATTAATCGCTTTCTTACCAATCACGGCAGCAGTACCAGCACCCACTAAAGTACCAGCAGTTTTCAAGACAGCATTTGTACCACCCTTTTCCGCAGATAATGTTGAGCCTGAATTAGTAACTTCTACTCCAGAATTTCCTGGATTTAATCCTTCTCTCAATCTACCAGAAGATTTTCCTTTTTCTCTGATTAACAAAGTAAAAAGAATAGAGTGTGGAAATCTTTCTGATTTATCATCTTCTCCGCTCATGACTTCTTGCGGGAATGACAAATACAATTCTCCTCCTCTATCAGCAACTTTTCCTTTTTTATTTTTTGGGTCAGCAGAAGTCGCTTGATCTTTCTCTGTTTTTGAGACTGTATTTGACATTAGTATAAATACCTATGAATTGTAATGATTTCTTATTTATCTTATTTATATGACTTATACAAAAGAACTACATCAAGGAAAATTTAATCCTAAAAATCCAGAGAAATATAGGGGTAATGTACATAAGATTATCTATCGCTCTGGATATGAAGTAAAATTTATGAATTGGTGCGACTTAAATAATGATGTATTAGAATGGGCGTCAGAAGAAATTGTTCTTCCATATCGATCTCCTATTGATAACCGAATACATCGTTACATTGTTGACTTCTATCTCAAGACTATTGGCGGTGAATATCTCATAGAAGTAAAACCAGAACGAT